TTGTAAGGTTAGAACTAAAATTATTTACACTTTTATTGCTTTGTCTGATAGCTTGTTGAAACTTACTCGCATCACCATCAAATTCAAACTTTAATCTTTCTGTTGCCATAAATTAGAATTTAGTAACAAATATAAATATTTTACATCTTAGATATTTTTCCTTCTCTCATAGTCTTATCCCAGTCTTTAAGAACGTTATCTAATTCTTCTTTGCTTAACGGTTTAGATATTTTCTTTTTATGTGAATTGTCTTGTGGTAATTTAAATAACTTGTTTGGTTGTATGCGTTGTGAACTCTTAGTTGCATTTACATTTACTAGCATAGCAGATATGTAACGCAGTCGTTCCCATTCTAAATTCTGATGTATCTGAAACGCCTCTGACATTCTTGTGTTTTCTGCAAATGTATTCTTCCAAAACGTATCAGGATGGATTCCACATTGACCAATGTAGAAGTCTAAAATATCTTCCCAAATATCAGTATCTACTTTTTTTTTACTTCTTCCTTAGATACTCTTGGTATTCCCATATTTAGATCATTACCAAGTATCCTAGATTCAGTTAGTGCAGTCATTACCTTTTGTAATTCTTCTGCACCGAAATCTTCCAACCAAGAACCAACATCATATATTGTATAATCAATAGGGTTCTTTTCTTCCTGATCATACGCTATAAGACCTGAATATATCAATGCTCTAATTGATGATATATTTAAGTTTTCTGCCGTGAAGTATTTTTCTAAATCGTTAAGACCGATACCGAGAGTTTCTGTGAAGTGACACCAAAAATTCATAGAGAAATGGAGAGTTCTTTCTTTCTCTCCAATCTCTATTTTAACATAACCTCTTTTACTATTCATTAAGTAAAACTAACATTAATAATTCTAATATAAAAATTATTAGTTAGTACCTATTGAAACTGCACCAGTAGAAGTAAAAGTACCACTAAATGTGATAGGTGATTCTGCATCTGCCGTGTAATCAATAGAACTTATGAATCCTTGTACTGCATAAGTAGTATCGCCACTTACGGCAGTACCAAATCTTGCGTGGATTTTAGTTCTATTATTTGCGTGTCCTATCATAGTATCAACATCAACGGTATCATCATAAGCAACAAAAGAATCAAAGCTAATATCGATTGATCTTGCACCTGCGATAACCTCTCTGTAACCACCACTATCTTTAGAAGTAGCTTCAGGAGTATCTAAATTAAATGATAAACTTGATGAAGTTGAGTGTCCGAGATTTGTAAATGAACTACCATCTGTACTAATTTGAAGTACAAGAAGTGTTCCGTTCATAAGCCCAGTCGAAGCCATAGTATTTAAATTTAATCGTTAAACAAATAATACCACAAACTTAAATAAAGAAATGTATAATTATTTTTATTCTGATTCTTCTTCAGATGATTCTTCTTCTGTAACAGTTTCACTTTCGATCTGAAGTGTAACTGAAGTTGGGTTTATCTGTGATTCAATATTAGAATCTAGTACACTTTTCAATTCAGCAACCTCATCATCACCCATAGTTGTCTCAACCCATCCAGTAACAGTTGCATTTGTTAAGTCTGCAAATGGTATGAAGTCTTTAATATCATCTGTAGAAATAGATTGTGTTCCATAAGAACTTGCTATATATGGGTTACCCTCACCGTCTTTTTTAGAACTTGTTGCAGTTATTCTCCAATGCACGTTATAAACAACATCAGTTTGTTTGTCAAAAGTAGGGTAGCAATCTACTGTTTTGCAATCCCAAGAGTAAGTATTAGCCATAATATTTTATTTTAATTTATACAAATATAGTAATTTTTTAAATTTCTTTTTCTAGTTCTTTAACCCTAGCTTCAAGTTCTTGTATTGACTTTAATAAGATAGGTACTAATTTACTATAATCAACACCTTGCATTTCTTCAGCATCTTTTTCGCCTGTTACTGC